TGGTCCTGTTACTACGTCTGCCATTTTATTTACCCTCCTTAATCAAGTAAAATTTAAGTGGAGCCGAAACCCCACTCAAGTTAATTATTATTACGCTGCGAATACAAAAGTTCCAGTTGTTCCAGCACCTATAGATCTTAGTCTAGCTGACACATGCCATTTACCTGCTGTTACACATGTAAATATTATTTGTGAACCAATACTCATTAAATTAGTTGCCGCATTAGCTGGCGTATAAGTTAATCTTGTTTCGTTAGCTGTTGAAGTATCAAAAATTACTGCACTACTTGCTCTAGATTCAAATACAGAACCTGTTTCAATAACATCAGTTCCTGCACAATCAAAAATTAAAGTAGCTGTTCCACCAGTTGTATCAACTGATTGAGAATGTATTACTATAACTCCTGAAGTTGCCGCTGGTAAAGTTGTTACCTGAGCATTTGCTCCTGTGTAAGGGTTAACGTTAATACCTGCAACATATGTATTTGTACTTGCTGTAGCTTTTGCAGTTATTGTTTGACCCGTTATAGTTGGCGCAATGTTTTTAGCAAATACATTGCCTGTAAGGGTACTTGCACTTGTAACATCTAAAGTTCCACCAATTGAAGCATCAGTAGAGTAAGTAGAGTTAGTTGTAATTGCACCAGTTGATGCTGTTTTTGTTATATCAACGAAGCCATTCTCTGAACGGACTGCGCCTGTAAACGTTGTGTTTGCCATGTTATATTCCTCCTAGAATATTAAATGTAGTCCCTAGGGATGTCGACTGTATGCGTCTACATTTTATTTATTTAATATACAGTGTGATAAATATACAACAGATTTAAATAGAGTGCAAGAGATTCTGTAGTGAAAGTGGTATTTCAGTGGTGTAGCTTTTTGTTAAGTAGCTACGGAAACTTGTGGTGCAGAGTCTTCTACTTTGCTAACATGGTGTGCTAACTCAGCTTCTTTTGTCTTAATATCAGCAATTACTTGTCTGACTTTATGATCTATTCTGACCATATCAAGAGTATATCTACCCTCGTTAAGATGCTCCTGCTCCCAACTCAACTCCAGAGACCTTTTCTGTTTGTATAGGTCTTGTAAGTTTGTCATCGTTAATCTCCTCAAAGGTTAACCATTTTTTTGTCAAACTATAAAAGCCTGACTTCTCCCAATTAATATCATTTTTTCCTAGTTTGTCAAGGATTGCATTTTCGATACTATTAGAATTGTCTTCTGCCATAATTGTAAAATCGGTTATGTAACCGTAGGCAGTAATTTTAATTAAGAATTTTTTCATATGTTTTATTTCTGTATGTTTTAAATGTGGCGGTTTTTAGACCGCCACACAAAATTAATGATTACGCGCCTTCTACTCCGAAAATACCTCTAGGGTCAGAAACTCCAAAAGAGTATCTTTCTCTAGCTTTGTATCTTACGTTTCCAGTGTCAAAATCACCTTCCATAGCAGTAGTCAAAGGTGCTCTATTGAACATCTTCATACCGTTAGGAACATCTGTAATGATGTAAAATGCATCGTCATCTGTTAGGTAATTGTTCACTCTATAACCTTGAGGAATCATTCCCATAGATGCTATTGCATTGATATCATTATCAGCAGTCGCAGTTCTACCTTGAGATTTCATCAATCTCTCAGCTGTGAATTGAAGCTTAGAAGGAATTATCATTTTAACTCCTCTAGCAGCTATTCTCAAACCTCTTTCGTCAGTCATTGCAGCGATATCAATTAATGATTGCTCCAAAGATGTTTCGTTAAGGTCAGCTTGCGCAGATAGCGTGTTCTTGTAAGTTCCCGCTATTGTTGGGTGTGCTGTACTAAATAGTGAAACACCGTCACCTGAATCAAAACCGTCTGTCGTTGGTAGACCGTTGATTAAAGGTTCAACTGCTTTTACTTGTTTAGTATTTGACATAGATCTCGCTAAAGCTTTTGTATATCTAGAAGCAATTCTATCGTAGAGGTTATCTTCGATAGCTTCTTCCGTGATAGCAAATGCTAAAGCTACTGTCTCATGTGTGTATCTCGCAGAAAAAGTTTCCTGTGCTTCGTCAAACGAGACTCCTGCACCTTCACCTTTTACTTGCGCGTTTGCAAAACCACTTAACATTACTTCCTCTTCGAAAGCTCTGTCAGATGATTCTGAAGTATAAATCTCAGAATGCTGATTTTCATACTGTTTGTATTCCAGGCCGAACAGTGCGTTCAAACCGGGCTCTAGTTCTTTAACTAGCTGTGCTCTTGATATTGCCATGTTTTATCTCCTATTCTTCCTGTTATGATTGTAGTTCTAGCAAGTTGGCTACTACGACTACTGATCTGAAAGACGCATTTTCATCGTTTTCAGGATCTTCAGCAGATCTTAATAATCTGTACTGATGATCGTCAGCACCGGTGTCTCCAATGTCTAGAGTCGATGTTGATTTTCCAGTAGTAGTACTACCCGCTGATGCATTCATATCAAATGATTCTAAGAACACTGATTGAGCTGCAGTAGCGTCAGTTGCTACAACATATTGTTGTGTTGGGTTATCGTTTACAAATGCAGTGATGTCTTCACTGTTTGCAGGTGTAATTGGCTGATTATAGAAATTAGCAAAAGTTGGCTTCAAAGTTGTAGCCGCGTTAAAGAAAATTCCATTTAATGTACCAATAACAGGAGCATTAGCCGTTTGGCCATTTACAATATAACCTGATGCTGAAGCCACAGCGCCACCATTGAATAGTGTCGTTGTAGAAGCGGCATCTATAAAGTATTTTCCTTGTGACTGAGTTGCGTTTTGTCCAAGCGCACCAGCAGCAACAAGTCCAAAACCTTGTGTGTTTCTATTTGCCATAGTTATATCCTATCTTTGTTATTGTTAAATCGATGATAGGGATGAACCCGAGAAATTACTAAATAATTAGTTACTTCTTTGTACCACCGAAGGTTACACGGGACTGTCTATCAACATTGATAGGCATCCTGTTGTCCTGCTCCTTCATAAGATCGTTGTCTAAGGCTTCAGTCTTCTGTTTATGACGGTCTGTCATATACTGTTGACGTTGCTTCGCAATCTCGATTGGTACCTTTGCAAGTAAAAGGCCACCGACCCCAACTACCCCCTTGTATCGACCTTCGTCGACAACTGGATAATCAGATGCATTTTCAACTTCTTCGGCACGAACTAATTCATAACCTTCTCTTATTCGAGACGTTACATTTTTCGTATCCTGAAAGCCGACGCTTTCTGCTCTTATCCATCTGTACCTGAATCCATCAGGCGCAGGAGGTGCATCTAGAGAAGATGGTGGAACCCACACTTTTGGTCTTTCCGACTTTGTTCGTGTATGGTCCGCACGAGAAGTTTTGTTTTCTTTTTCTATCATATGCTTATATCTCCTTCGTGAGTTTTAACTGTTTTGCATAGTCTTCGAGTGGCACACCTAATTTTTTAGCAATTGCTACTTGAGAAGATGTGAGTCTTACTGTTTTGCGTCCTGTGTTACTTACTCTATGAGCCGAAGCTACATTTTGAGTAGGTTTTTGAGACGTTGTATTATCAGTAATACCAAATTTATGTGGAAAGTCAACCCTAATTCTTTTGTCAACTTCAACATAATACTCATCTGATTTAGGATCATAACCTTCTTTTTCGGTTAAATCTTTATGTATTTCAAATGCTGTAAAAGTCATGGCTCTATCTTGTCCAAACCATGAATTTTTAGATGCCCAAGATTCTGCTTGAGGATCTGGATCTGGTAATTGTTGAGGTGTTTGTCTAGGAAGTTTATTTCCATCAGATAAATTTGTCTTAGGTGTTTCTATCTGTTTTTCTTTACTTTCCTTTAGAACATTAAGTCTTGCTGAATCAATTGATAGAGCAGCTATTTTTTTCTGCGCTTCCACTTGTCCAACAGCATCCCCAGATTCTATAGCGATAGACAACTCTTTTTGAGCTGAGTCCATGCCATTAGTCACTCTGTTTTCGTATTGTTTTACATAATCATTATTTACTTGCGTAAATTTAGATTCTGTTTGCTCTCTTTTACTTTCAACAGCTTTTGCGTATTCAAGCGCAGCTTGTTCTCTTCTCTCCGCTTCTCTCATCTTACGAGTTAATTTTGCAATACGAGATTGTACACCTTTACTGTAGTCTTCTAGTTTTTCGTCTTCTTGTTTTACTGGTTCTTCTTTTACTGGTTCTTGGTCCGTGGTTACTGCTTCTTCTGTAACGGCCTCGGTTTCTACAACCGACTCATCTTTTTTCTCTGATACTTCGATCTCGGCTCCCGGACCGGATGTATCAATGTCTACCATGTTCTTTTGTTCTACTTCTGGCATAGTTTCCTCCTATGGTTAATATTCATGCAAGAGATCCTCTGGACTCTCGATAGTTGCTAAAACTTCGTCATCGTTTAGCAGACGTATTTCCCCACCTTCTATTTTAATTCTGGATCCAGCATAACGAGCAAACATTACCCATCCTCCCTCTTTGCACCACGGGCCTTCAGGATATCTCTCTTTATCCTTATAGCACTGGGGACCCATCTTTAAAACTAAACCACATTGAGAACCAACTTGTTGTCTCTCAATAGTTGAATCTGATAAATGTATTCCACCTTTAGTTTTACCATCCATTTTAAATGGCAATACTAAAAGTCTCCAACCCGTTGGGTTAGGTATTTTATTTGTATCTTCTTTTTTTTCTTCTGATTGTTTTACACCTACTAATTTTTTATTCGGTAGTTGTATCTTTGATGTTGACGACTGTTCCATTTTTTTGCTCCTTATCATTTAGCAGGTTAGAGAGTTCCTGACGCACTGATTCTAGTGCCTTAATTTGTCCTACTATATACTTATAATTCTCCATATTGTCAATAGCGCCGGACGTTACCGCTATAGATAAATCTTCTAGTCTTTGATTTAAGAGTCTATTAAGTTTTACTATTACTGTTTCTAGTTGCATGTTTTTTTAGAACTCCTTTCAATACTTTAGCTTGACCCGCATGTAAATTAGAAGCTTTGTTTAAACCTTTAATTACTTTCTTTATTTTTGCTTTTGTTTTTTTCAATTGCAATTCCACTTTCTAAGAGACTTGTTTATTCTACTATCCGGGTCTCTTGCCGTTTTAGC